TTTGATGATTCGACCGCAGGCCAAGCCTTGCGGTGGCTCTATGCTCCCATCGTCGCTGCCGTGGGTCGGCAATTCGAATGGGACATGGCGCGCAAGATCGTCGTGCTGACCCTCTCGGGCAACACGCCGCCGTTCCCGTGGTCGTTCGAGTACCTTTATCCGCCGAACGGGATCGACGTCTGGCAGATCCTCCCCACAGTGGCGCCCGGCGACGTGAACAACCCGCTGCCGTTTAACTCGGCGATTGCGAATGCTGTGGTCGCCGGCCAGCAGCAACGGGTGATCTGGTGCAATCTCGCGGACGCTTCGGCGACCTACAACAACAACCCGAACGAAAACACCTGGGACTCGCTATTCCGGCAGGCGGTCGTCAACCTGCTCGCCAGCAAGCTTGCGATGGCGATTGCCGGCAAGCCCGACGTCATGCAGTCACTCCTAGAGACCGGAGCGGCCTTTGAGGGCGTGGCCGAGAGGAGAGACGGATGACAGCCTCGCTCCAGTCTCCGGCGGACATCGTCAACGTCGCGCTCGGCCGGATCGGCTACAAGCTCCGCGTTGGCTCGCTGTACGACGGGAATCTCGCCGCGAACAAGGCGCTCGACATCTACAGCCAGACCCGGGATGAGATCCTGCGCGTCGGAGATTGGCCGTTTGCCAATCGGACCGCTGTGGGCACGGTGCTCAAGTCGGCTCCGGTTGGCGGCTATGTCCCGCCGACAGTCTGGTCTACCGCTTATCCGCCGCTGCCGTGGCTCTATGAATACGGGTTCCCGACGGATTGCATCCGCGTCGGCTCTGTGAAGCCGCAGGTGATCTTCGTGCCGAATTTCGCGCCGAAGCCGCACCTGTTCGCGATCGCGAATGACAGCAACCAGCGTGTGATCCTTTCCAACGTGGCGAACGCGATCATCATCTACACCGCGCAGGTGACAGACCCGACGGCATGGCCCCCTGATTTTGCCGAGGGGCTGGCGGCGGCGCTCGCGCGCAGACTGACGCCGGTCCTGGCGACCCTGGACATCGAGAAGATCGAGGCACAGGACGAAGCGATGAGCGTCGGTATCGCTACTAGGCAACAGGGATGAGCAATCTCCCGACCGACATTGCGCAACAGGCAATCGACGCCTCCGGCAGCGACTATCTCCTTGGCGACCTCGAGGACGGCTCGCGTCCGGCGCAGGTGATCTTGCGCGCATACGGGCAATGTCTGGAGCAACTGCTTCGGGCGGCGAATTGGGATTTTGCGAGGAAGACGGCACAGCTTGACCTCCTGGCCGACGCGACCGGCAACAGTCCGAACGTCGGGACCGTGGTGCCGGTGCCGTGGGTGTACGAGTACGAGTATCCTATCGACTGCGCGCGCGTGCGGTTCATTCCCTGGAACCAACCGCCGCAGAACCCCGGTATTCCGTCGGGAAACATCACGCCGGCTAATCCGAGCGCGCCGATCGTCACGGGCCTTGGCAATCCACAACTGACCGGGAACCGGATTCGGCCGGCCCGCTTCGTGATCGCGACCGACCCGAATTATGTCCCGCCGGGCGCCGGTTGGGACGTCGCCGGTGTGGCGCCTACCAGCCGCACGGTCATTCTGACCAACGTGCAGTATGCCTTCCTCGTCTACACACAGAAGATCCTTTACCCGAGCCTGTGGGACGCGAATTTCCGCGCCGCCTTCGTGGCCTACCTTGCCAGCGAGATCGCGCTGCCGTTGTCGAAGGACAAAAAATTCGGCCTCGCGATGCGCGACAACCAGATCAAGGTAACGCGGGGCAAGATCGAGCAAGCCCGGATCACGGACGGGAACGAGGGCTTCTATAGCTCTGACATCGCCGTCGATTGGATGCGCGCGCGCCGGAGCGGCAGAGGCGGATATGGCGGCACATGGGGCACCGACGGAGGCGGCCCGACCCTAGGGTGGGGCGGATGGGATTCGTGCGCCTTCGCCGACGGAACGGCGTACTGATGACATGGCAATCCCGGTCCTTATCCCCGCGTTCAGCACCGGAGAGATCGCACCGAACCTCTACGGGCGGATGGACGTCGCCCGCACGCACACGGCGGCGACCACGATGCGGAATATGTTCGCAGCCTATAAGGGCGGGGCATATTCGCGGCCGGGCACGCGCTATGTAGGGTTCTCGGCGCAATTCGGACGGTCGAGACCTCCGCGGATCATCCCCTTTCAGTTCAACATCAACCAGGGGTTAATTCTCGAGTTCGGCAATTTCTACATGCGCGTCGTCTCCAACGGAGGCTTCGTGCTTGAGGATCCGATCCCGATCTCGGACATCTCGAACACCGATCCTGGCGTCATAACAGCGGCCGGGAGCGGCGGCTCCTCGGCAACGCCGGTCGATACCGGGATCACGGCATCCTATGCGGGGGGGGACAACATTACGCTCGACGGGGGCTCTTATTCTGTCCCTGCCGTTCTGGACGTCACGAACACGCGGCTGCTGTCCGCTGCGCTCCTGTCGCCCGGGACGGATTACGCTCCAGGCGATGCGATCATCCTCGGCGGCGGCACATTCACCACACCGGCGCAGGTTACGGTGAGCACGACGAAGGTCGCGTCGGCGACGATCGCGGCGGCGGGCAGCGGCGGCGTGCCGGGGACTGCGACCGTCACCGGGACTACCGGGACAGGGGTGAAGTTCCAGGCAAGCGTGACGATCAATGGCGCGGGCCAGATCAACGCGGTCAATTCGATTGTCAACGGCGGATCCTATACGGCTAATCCGTCTGTTCTAGCGAATGAGCCCGTTACAGGCGGAGGTCTAGCCGGCGCGCAGCTAAACGTCACGATGGGCGTCGGATCGTTTCTTGTGCTCGACGGTGGCGCTTACACTACGAACGCCGCCACACTAACGCAATCATCGACCGGGGGCGCGGGATCCGGAGCGACGTTCCAGTCTCCGTTGTACGGTCCGAACAGTGTCACGTTCTCCGACACCGGCGTCTACTCCTCGCTCCCCTCAAATCCTGTCGGGCAGCTATCGACGACGGGTAGCGGTTTCGGCGCCCTTTTTACCGTCTCATGGTCAAGTAGCTCTGCGAGCGATCTGAATACGGGCGATTGGGTGTTTGTCTCCGGCGTCACCGGCATGACGCAGGTCAACGGCCAGACTTACATTATCAACGTAACGAGTTCCGACACGTTTGAGCTATTCGATGTCTTCGGCAATCCGGTGGATACGACGGCCTTCGACATCTACACCGGCGGCGGCACGGTCGCGCGCGTCTACACGCTCGAGACGCAATACTCGGACGAAGATCTCGGCTGGCTGAAGTGGACGCAAAGCGCGGACACGATGACGCTGTGTTGCGTCAACCAGCAAACAGAAACGGAATACCCGGCGGTCGACCTCGTGCGCTTCTCAAACACCGATTGGGAGTTTCAGGACGTCGTCCCGGCGACAAGCATTGCGCCCCCGGCGTCAGTCACCGCGGCAGCGAGCGCCACGGGGCCGGCATATTATGCTTATGCCGTGACATCGGTCGCCGCGGACGGCTCTGAAAGCATCTCCTCGACGCCCGCAGATCTTTCCCTGGCTGTCGACGTCTCCGCCACCGCGGGATCGATTGTGGTTTCCTGGTCCTCCGTCGCCGGCGCCCAAAGGTACAACGTCTATAAGGCGCAGCCGAACTATGTGATGGTGCCGCCCATAGGCACGCTTTTTGGCTTCGCCGGCCTCGGCCTCGGCAATCAGTTCATCGACAGCAACATTATCGCTGATTTCAGCCAAGTCCCGCCGCTGCACCAGAATCCGTTCGCCCGCGGCCAGATTTTGGCGGGGACGGTCACGTTTGGCGGGGCCGGATATGCAGCCGGCGCGACCGCGGTCCTCATCACATCGACCGGATCGGGTGCTGTGATCCAGCCCGTTATCGTGAATGGAAGCGTCGCCGCGCTTCTCGTCGTAACGCCGGGACAGGACTATCAGCCGGGCGATGGGGTCGCCATTATCGGCGCCGGCTCTGGCGCCGCGGGGACGATCACGGTCGGCGCCGAAAGTGGCACCTATCCCGGCGTGCCCGGCTACTTCCAGCAACGCCGCGTCTTTGGCTACACGCTGAATAATCCCAATACTTACTTCATGTCGCAGCCGGGAGCGTTCAGAAATTTCGATTTCCGGATCCCGACGATCGACAGCGACGCAATCACCGGCTCGCCCTGGTCGCTGCAGGTGAACGGCCTGCAATGGCTCCTGCTTATGCCGGCCGGTCTGGCGATCTTCACGGGCGTCTCGGCATGGCTCCTCGTGGGCTCCGGAAGCTTCGCGACGAATGTCGCGCCGATCTCGCCATCCAACCAAACGGCAACGCCGCTGGCGTTCTCGGGCTGCAGCGCCACCCTGCCGCCGATCAAGGTGAATTACGACATCATCTATGTCTCCAGCAAAGGCGACTATTATTACGATCTGCCCTATCAGCTTTACGCGCTCTCCGAGCCTATCGACCTGACCAACTTCTCGAGCCAACTTTTCGATCAGTACACCTTCCGGGAACACACATGGGCGGAAGTGCCGTTCAAGCTTCTTTGGACGGTGCGCAGCGACGGGGTGCTTTTGTCCCTCACCTATCTGAAGCAGCAGAACGTCATGGGGTGGACGCGCCACGATACAAACGGGCGCTTCTGGAGCATTGCTTCGGTCGTCGAGCCAATCATCGCCTCGCGCGAACTCGCCAATGATCCCGTGCAGAATGCAGATGCGGTCTACTTCGTGACGGAGCGGGCCGCATGACCGTCCCGTATCACCTTTACCTCTGCGAGCTTAGTTGCTTCGTTGATCATTCGACTGATCTCGGCTCGACTTGGGCTGATGTCGATCCGAGCGGCATACTCGACGGCCTCACCGATCTTGTTATGGCCTTCCAAGACGCCGATTGGTCTACGATGGTCTGCTTCGACATCGGCGTTCATACGAGCAACCAATCCGCCCTTCTCCTGTCCGTTAGCGGGCAAGATGGGCCTTGGACGGAGATCAACCCCGATAGCGTTCTCAACCCTCCGGACGATCCGGACAACTGGATCATGTTTATCTCCGGCGCCATCACGGAGGGCGCGCATACAATGCTCGCCTGCCCATTTTTGAAGAGTGTGGGCGGTGTACAGAGCGATGGGGGGCCTCTCCGTCTTTCGCTCGATCGGGGGGTGACGTGGCATGACACGGCCACGGATCTAGGCTCTAGGCAATGGATAACCGTGTGCATCGCCGAGGGTGGCGAGAAGATGTACGCGAACTCGAGCAACAATCAGGTCGCGTTCAGCACAGACGGCGGCTTGACCTGGGGAGATCTCCCCACGTCCCCGGTCTCGACGGCGCCGCTGGATCTGCAGGTTTTCCGAATTTGTTGCTCGCAAGACGGATCAACCATTGTTCTCGCGGACGGCGGAGCTACCGCTCGCCTGTGGATTTCTGATGATTCCGGAGCAACCTGGACTAATGCACTCTCGACCCCGGGAGACGCTACTTCCGCCGTAGCAGATTGCGGCGTTTCATGGGATGGTCAGACCATGATCGCAGTTCTCGGCGGCGGCGCAAGTGATGCGATCATTTATGTTTCGACAAATGGCGGAACTTCGTGGGTGACGACCAATCTTGGCCCTGGCAGGATCCCTGTCGCCTGCAGCGTCTCTCCCGATGGTGTCGTGTTTCTTGTGGGCGTCGGCACGAGCTTTATTCAGGCAGCCGTTTCAACCGACGACGGTGCCACGTTTCTTTTTAATCATGTTTTGCCGGCAGATTCTCCGGTTCGCACGGCTCTTGTGGCCCTGGCTGGCCCCAACCCGCCGCCGCCGCCAGCGACCAGGGAGGCGGCGTACATCATCGAGCGCCTGGACAATCGCATTTGGCCGACGATCGAGGATTGCTGGTGCGTCGATTGCGGCTTTACGCTGGCGCAGCCGACGCCTGACGCGGACCTGGACGTAGATACGGCCACAGGCATTGGCACGATTATCGGCGTTGAGAACCTGATCGGCGGGGCCGATTACTCGACGGCCACGACCGTCGATGTGGTGGATGACAACGGCCTCGGGGCTGGATCGGGAGCCGTGCCGGTGCTCACCATCACAGGGGGCGTGATAACGGCAATCACGTTCTTCAGTGGCGGCACGGGATATGTCTATCCCCGCCTCGTGTTTAATGATCCCACTAACGCGGGGAGCGGCGCCTCGGCCGATGTCACGCTCGACAATTCCGCGACGTTCACGGCCTCCGATCCCGTGTTTTCAGCGGGCGACATCGGCAGCGTAATCCGAGCCGGCTATGGCTCCGCAATAATCACGGCATTTACCGACACGGCGACCGTCACAGCAAACATCCTGACGCCGCTTGTGAAGATCAATGCGGATAGTCCGAATGCGGCCCCTCCGGTACAGACACAGAAAAGCGGCACTTGGACGATGACGGTGCCAGTTTCGCAAGTCTACCTGCCGCAACTGGCGGGCTTTACCATCACCGGCCTAGCGGACGGGAAGGTTGTCTCGCCTCGGGTGGTGCCGGATGATGGGCTCGTCACCTTGGATGATCCGGCGAGCGCGATAATTCTTGGCCTCGGATTTGTGGCGCAGGTACAGAGCAATCGCCTCGACGCCGGCGAGCCCACTATCCAGGGGCAGAGGAAGAAAATTGCCGCTGTGACCGCGCGGCTCGAGAGTTCGGCCGCGTTCACGGTTGGAGCCAACCAACCCGATGGCGCCGCACAGAATCCGATCGAGATCGCGCCGGAGTGGCAGGATCTCGTCGATGCGCTCACACATGCGATCCCGCCCTTCAGTGGAGCCGCTACGCCGCTTTTTACCGGCGACGTGCGTTTGCCGCTGCCGGGCGGATGGAATACGAGGGGGCAAGTCGCGCTGCAGCAAGATCAACCGCTGCCGCTGCAGATCCTTGATCTGGTGCCGGAGACGCTTTCCGGCGATGACCCTTCGAACAAGGTGCCGCCGCGGCAGAAGAAAGAGAAATAAGCGTGCCTGAATTTGACATAACCATCGCGCGGCCGTGGCATTGCGGGCAACTCGCTCGCCGGCTCCGGCATGAGCATCATCGCGTGCTCTGCAGCATCGGCCGGGGGTGCCATGCCGAGATCCGGCAATCCTTTGATGAATCGTCGTACCGGCGCGCGTGGTGTATCGACGGCAAGGTTTCCGCGCTTTTCGGCATGACCGGGCAGGCGCTTTCGACCCGGGCTCTCGTGTGGATGGCGGTCTCCAATGAGGCGACCCGCTATCCTATCGCTCTCGTGCGCGACTCGAGGGCGGCCCTCTCCGATATGGCAATCCTGAAGCACCACCTGTTTTGCTCAATACTCGACGCCGACGTAACGTCGCAGCGATTCGCGATCTTCCTCGGCTTTGTGCCGGCAACGGCGAAACGGATGGACGCGGCTTTTTCGAAGATCTGGCGCAAGGAGCTTTTCCGCCGGCTACACGATTCCGACGAAATCGTCATGCCAGCGGGGAACGGTTGCGCTAGATTGATGGTCTATCAGGGGGCTTGATATGGCGGCAACAGCTTTGGGGCTTGCCGGCGGCGTCTTCTCTGCTTTGGGGACGATCCAGCAGGGCGAGGCGCAGAAGAACGCCTTGAGCTACCAGTCACAGGTCGCGCGGAATAACGCCGTCATGGCGAAGCAGGCGGCCGAATACGAGGACAAGGTCACGGGGCAAAAGGTCGCCGCCTCCGAGCTAAAGAACCGGGCGGACATCGGCACTATCAAGGCTACGCAGGGCGCGAGTGGTGTCACCGCTGGCACCGGCTCGAACAGAACGGTGCTCAAGTCGGCGGCCGAAATAGGCGCCCTTAACGCCGGGACAGAACAGCAGAAGGGCCAAGCAAAGGCATACGGCTTGCGGCAGACCGCGGTGAATTTAGAGGCTCAAGGCGGGCTCTACGACTACGAGTCGAAGCAGGTCATGCCGGGCGCGTATCTCGGAGCACTCGGGACCGCCCTCGGCACATCGGCGAAGTGGCTCTCGCCTGCGGCCACGGTGTAGACCATGGCACGCGATTACACCCCTTACCCGACGAACGAGCCCGATTCGATCTCGCCGAGCTATTTCCGGCCCGACGTCTCGGCGAACACGTTTGGCGCCTATCTTGGCAAGGGGCTCGAGAAGTTCGGCGAAGGCGTCGAGAAGACCGGCGAGTGGTGGGGCAACGTCCAGGTCGACGATCAGGTCAATAAGACGCTGAAGGAGGGCGACGAACGGGTCCGCCAGCACAAGACGCTTCAGGGGCAGGCCGCGCTCGACGACCAGAATGCGGCACAGCGTGACCTCACGGCGATCGTCGAGAAATATGGCGGCCAGCTTTCCGGTTGGATGCGCGTCAACTTCGACAAGCAAATCCGATCCTATCAGGCTCGGCTCTGGAACGGCGAGTTAC